TAATTGAGATTGTATTTTATCTCCATCAAATGTATTTGTTACGTGAAAACTCATTGCTTGTAATGCGGCAATTAATGCTGCTGTATCAGTACCGCCTTGTGTTGTAATATTTGATGTTGTAGAACCCTGATTTGATATAGCATCTCTAGCATTTGGCATTGCTAATATATCATCTTTAGGGTTTAATTCAAATGAACCAAATGCTCCGGAAATTACGTTTCCTCCGCTAGCGGGAATAAAAACGTCGTCTTTGTCAACAACTTCAGTACTAGTATATCCTCGCGCTATTTTGCCGCCGACACCTAATGTTTTTAAGTTGTCGAAAAATTCTTTAGCTGTTGTAAAAAATCCTCCTGCTCCCATTAACGCGTCTACTATTGTGCTTTTATTTAATGCCGTAATAACTTTATCTGACATACCCATTGCGTTATTCATGCTAGAATCCATTAAGGTGGCTAAGTCCATTACTTGTTTTACTTGATCCGTTTTGTTTAAATTTTCGGCTGCAGCAATTTGTGATTTATCTTCTGCCTTTTTTGATTCAGATCGTTTGTCGGCTAAAAATTGTTCTCTTTCTGCTAAAGACTTAAAGTCGGCTTCATTTGCAGCTTTTCTACGTTTGCTTTCTGTTTCTAGTGCAGCATTAATTTCGTTTACTCGATCTAGTTTGCCAGAGGCTGTTTCTAGTTCTAATTTGTTATTTTGCTTAAGATTAGCATACATTTCTAATAACTCGGAGTTTGTAAACCCTAATGCTTCTGCTGACTTTGTTAATAGAAATGAATTACCTTTCATTGCTTCGCCATTTGCTTCCAAATAGTTTGTTATTTCTTGAGTAAGTGCAGCGCCATCACCTTTTAATCTAGCTTCTTGTATTGCTGCAACATTTAAATCTTTAGCACCTAATATTTGTAATTCTATTTCATTTCCAATGGCTTGTTCTACATCTAAGAATCCGGTACCTGTGGCTAATACTTTGCTTAATTCAACGCCTAATTTTTTAGCGCCTAATACTGCTTTTGATAAATTGCCTATACCTTCGCGTCCGAATACAGCCGCAGTTTCTGCATCTAGGCTACCTATGCCTTCGGTAATGTCAGCAAATGCACCTTCATATGTTCCGCGTAAACCGGCGGAATATTGAGCAATTTCTTCGTTTAATGTATCAAAAGTCTTTGAGCCTTCTGTCGACAATAATGCTTGATTTCGAATAAATCCTTCAGTTATTTCGGCACTTAATCCTAATTTATTTCGCAACAGTTCGGCTTGTCCAAGAATTTTTTTGCCAAACTCTCCTGCTTTTGCTAAATATGCTGCTTGGCCCGGGAACAATTTTTTTAATTCTCCAGCATATGTTTTCAATTTATCAGTGTTAACGCCTAATTTAATGCCTACTGTATCAAATTGTTTACTTAATTGTGCTGCGCGCATTGTAGTTACGCCAAATGATTCTGATAATTTTCTATTCTGTTTTTCTAGAATATTAACTTTTTCATATGCTCCAATGACTGCGTCTGTAAGCATATTGAACCCAGACGCACGAACTATATCATCGCCGCCTTTAGCAAATGTTGCATATAAGTCTTTTGCTTGCTTACTTAATATATCAAACGCAGATGGCTCAGCGCCTTGCCGGGGCTGTTGTTTTAGTCTAGCAATAAGATGTATTTGATTATTCATAAATCATTCCATTTAATATAAATATTTACAATGGAGATTTCACGATAGTTGGCTTTTTAGATTTAGCTTGATTTTGTTTTTCCCGAGCTGCTGCTGCTTCATCTTGCATTTTATTTATTTTTGATATCCAAAATCGTCTAATATGCACCGGCATTGTATACAATGTTTGCCAATCCCAACGGCCTGCACCGTACCATAACAAATTAAAAAGACTGTCATGTAACGTTACGCGGTCTTCTGGTTTAAAACCAAAAAAAGTCGGTGTTAATAGGAAACCCTGCAGAGAAGGTGCCTCCGTCTTCACCTTCAAAGTCATAGTTTAATTCTAAATCTGGAATATTAGATGTTACATGTGCTCTAAATTTTTTCGAGTCGCGAGCTAAAAATTCATATCGAATAAAGTTTTTAATATGTTCTGCGGTTCTAACATCATTAACTTGTGTAATTGTATGTTCTAAAAATTCAGATAATTTTAAATTTTCTCCGTCACCTGTAGATAAAAATCTAAATTTCAACGGTGTTCCATTGTCTAAAACATAATCAAACTCGCCGGCGTCATCAGAATGTAATACAAATGGAGTTGTTATTAATTTTGTTAAATCTACTACACGATTCAATTTAGTGCCAGTTTTTGGATCAACAACTACTACTGGATAATCTTTTCCATAACTTACAATGCGTGCTGAAATAATTAATCCGTTTTTATCAATTTTAGAAATAGTAGAATAATCAACCGGAGTAGTAATCAATGCTTCAAGCAATTTGTCTAATACAACACCTTCTCGCATATATGATGTATCAGTTAAAATATCTTCATCATATGCGGTCATGTATCGCATTTCAATTTTACCGGAACGCAATGGATGATCTTTAGGATATACCATACCGTTACTTACCAACGAAAATATTTCCGAGGGCATGCTGTGTTGTTTTTGTGATTCGTACTGCTGTTTTGCTAGTTGAATTATTGTTTGATCTGAAACTCTATCTGTCATTCCTGCCATGTTTATCCTTTATAACTTTATTATAAATATGTAGAACATAAAAAATGGGAGCAATTTGCCCCCATTAATGATTCTAATATTTTATAGATTAATATTGATGTATTGCGTAATCAAATTTCAATGTTAATTCAATTGTCATTGCTTCTTCTGTTCCCCAATCCATTTGTCCAAAATTTGCATCTGAAATAAATGTTCCTTTTAATGTCCAGTTTTCAATTTTTTCGCCCAATGCAGACAAAGCATAAAATTCAATGTCACGTTTGTAATCAGATGAATATCCGTCACGGCCTGTTAATGATTCGTGATGAAAACGTACCCATTCCATTACTGCTTGTGCGCCTTCACTTGTAATTGGGTCATACAATGTAATTGCTAAATCACTCCAACGAGACTTGCCTTTAACTTTTCGGTCAATATTGATATGATCTAAAACAATTTCACCGTTAGTAATTGTAGGGCGAGCCGACGCCTTAATTAAATATGCTGGAATATTTGTTCCTGCAATTTGCATAATAAATCGGTTAGCATATTTTGGTTCCCACGAAAATGCACTAGTGAATAAATCACTTTGACTAATATCTGGTAATGTTGGCGTTAATGGCATTTTTTTCTTCCTTATTTGTTTTATATAAATATGAAGTAAGTAAAAAAGGTAGAACCTAAGTCCTACCTTTCTTTTAAATATTTATTCTACTATTCCGGGAAACTTGCTCCGGTTGGTTGAATATTGAAATCTAAAATAATAAATTCAGCCGTACGAGTTGGTTGAATAAGTATTTGTCCGTATAAAATATTTTGGTCAATCATATCTGCTGTGTTATTTGATTGATCCATAATCACTTTAAATTGGTAAATACCTTGTTTAGCTTTTACTTGATCTAAATATGGATTAACTATGCTCAAGAATCTTAATCTAGTTGCATCTGTGTTTTGTTCAAATACCAAATAACGAGTTGACGACGCAATAAATTTCTTAACTGTAATCAATAATCGACGTACATTTACGCGGTCTAATGCACTTGGTCGACCCTGTAAAGTCTTTTGACCCCAAATCACTTGTCCTTCGTTAGGGAAGTTCGCAATAGGATTAACACGGGCCTCATACAATGAATCACGCATTGTTTGTGATAAATTCACGTACGTATCAGATACACTTGTTAAACCACCTCTTGTTAAACCTGCAGGTGCATACCATGGGGCAGCTACTGCATCATTAAATGCTAATACTCCAGGAACTACTACTGATGGCGGTACCCATAATGGAACATTTTTAGCTGGGTTTAAAATTCTTACCCAAGGCCAATAAGTTGAAGTATAATTGCTATCTAAAGTTGTTGCTTGAGCTACAACCTGGCTTACAGAATCTGTTAATTCATTTAAATCCATCACATAAAATGTATCTTGACGAGTTTCACACAAATTGCGTGCTGCACTTGTTACTACACTATGCAGACTGTCAATAATACCCGGTGTAATTAACATGTTCATATCATAATAA